GGCTTGTGAGCCATCAGTTCTTATGATGTATCTTTTCATTTAATGAATGGTCTGTTCGTCTTCAATAGCCAGAGCCTCCAGAGTTGCTATCATACCATGAGCGTACACGCTACGTATAAGTTCATGGTAACCTTCTAGGTTAGGGTCAAAAAAAACTATCTTAGGCCATATTATATCAAACCCTTCCATAATTTCAGCAACTGCCGGGTGATTAATTTCAATGTGATCTAACAACATTTGTCTAGACCATCTTGATTACATCTTGATTGAACGCTTTCGTTATAGTCTGTAATACCCATCTAAATTGAGTCTCCTTATCATGCGTACCATTATGACAATCTTGGTGACAAGTGTAGCATACTGGTAGCGTTAGGAAATGCGCTGCTCTCAGCCCCTGCCCTGTCCCTAATGCTATGTCTCTCAAGTGATGTGCTTGTACTGGTTCAGTACCGCAGTGGCTACATGGTAGACTGGCTACCCACTCAAGGTATCTTCTATCCTTTGCTTTCATTACCCTGTCTCAGCTTGGGAGAGCGTGGTGGTGGCGTTTTCTAGTGTCACTAAGGTGGTTGGCTAGGGTCTTGACTAAAGTCCCGTCACCAGCCTCTCCCCAAAGGTTGTATTATAGCACAGGTCTGTGTTAAGGTAAGCGGTTCCCTCAATTTAATTTGGAGAATCAATGAGTATTAGCAGACTTCATAAGGTGTTAGATATTAGTTTATCCACCTCTGAAAAGATCATACTTATCCTGTTGGCTGACAATGCCAACGATGAGAGCGGAGAATGCTGGCCCTCTCAAGGGTATCTAGCCAAGAGATCAGGCATGACCAGACAGAATGTTAACTTAGTTATCAGTAAGTTAAAGGAGAAAGGTCACATAAAGATTGAACATAGATACAGAGATAATGGTGGCCAAAGATCAAACGTATACACTGTCCTACCCTGTCATGTGATAAGACAGGAGGGTGTCGTGTCAAGTGACACTGAATCTGTAAGTAAGGAACCTATACTAATGAACGGCCTTCATATCTGGGATTTATGGACTAGTATTGCAGGAGAGAAAGCCAAGCCTATCCTTGGAAAAGCAATCAAAGATTTCGGAGAGTATGAGGCGGCAAAAGCTATCGGCGTTGTCCTTCTGAAGAAACCTGCTGATCCTGTCCCTTACTTCAGAGCCGTCCTCAATGGCGGTAAGAAGAAGAGAGGGTTTGTAGCATGAAGACATTCGCAGACTTTGGAATAGATGCCAGCCCAAACAACGGTCAGGTAGCAGCGACATGCCCTCAGTGTAGTGGTGATCGCAGAAAGAAAAGAGTTAAGTGTCTGTCCATCAACACAGATGAAGGCGTATGGTGTTGCCATCACTGTGGTTGGACAGGAACACTGGCTAATGGAAGCGTTAAGACTGTCAATCTCCATTGGAGAAAGCCAGAGTATCGTAAGCCAGAGAAGGTTGTTGAGAGTACATTGTCCAATGGGGCATTGGAATGGCTTGGAGACAGAGGAATATCTGAGACAACAGCCACTGACTGTGGTATCTACGTGAGTGAGGTGTACATGCCTCAGTCTGAGGAAGTAAAGAAAGCTTTTGTCTTCCCTTACTATCGTGATGGTGAGTTGATCAATGCCAAGTACAGATCAGGTAAGAAAGAATTCAGATCAGAGGTTGGTGCTGAACGTATACTGTATGGGTTGGATGATGTTAAGAAGGGAGACACACCAGTAATTCTTGTGGAAGGTGAGATGGATAAGCTATCCCTTTGGGAAGCCGGGTTCAGGAATGCAGTCAGCGTTCCAGATGGTGCGCCTCATGTTAACACCAAAGACTACTCATCTAAGTTTGATTTCCTCAACGATGACAGGTTGCAGGGTAAGCAGTTCATACTGGCGGGAGACAACGATGCACCGGGCCAGAAACTACAAGAGGAATTGGCAAGGCGCTTGGGTAAAGAGGTATGTAGCAGGGTAACGTGGCCTGAAGGATGTAAGGATGCTAACGATGTACTGAAAGAGCATGGTAAAGCTATACTTGCTGAGTGTGTTGAACACGCAGAGCCTTACCCTATTGTGGGGACATACACCACTGGAGATTTGTCTGATCAGTTGTTTGATTTGTATGACAATGGTCTGGAGAAGGGGGTATCGACAGGATGGGTCAGCCTAGACAAACACTATCTGATTAGGCCCGGATGTTTCAGTGTGGTTACTGGTATACCGGGAAGTGGTAAGTCTAATTGGTTAGATGCCATGATGGTTAACATAGCCAAGGAACATGGATGGAGATTTGCTATCTTCTCACCAGAGAACCAACCCTTAGAGGACCACATGTCACGGATCATGGAGAAGTATGTAGGCGCACCATTCAGAGATGGGCCAAACTTAAGGATGACACGTGAGGAATTAGAGAACGCTAATGATTGGGCAAAGGAACACTTCCAATGGATACTGCCAGAGGATGATCATGAGTGGACGTTGGATAGGATTCTGGATACAGCGAGGGGGTTGGTCAGGCGGTACGGTATACGTGGGCTAGTGATAGACCCATGGAATGAGTTGGAGACATCACGTGGAGAATACTCAGAGACAGAGTTCATTGGCCTGTGCTTGAAGAGGGCAAGGCAATTTGCCAGAAGGTATGGCATACACCTGTGGATAGTGGCTCACCCTGCCAAGATGTACAGAGATAAGACCGGAGCCTACCCAGTGCCTAGCTTGTGGGACATATCAGGTTCAGCACACTGGAGAAACAAATCAGACTCAGGTGTGGTGATATACCGTGATCTCGCAGACCCAGACTCAAAGATGGTGGAGATTCACGTACAGAAGCAGAGGTTTAGACAGGATGGTGGAATGGGAATGACAACCCTTGCGTATGAACATAGCACAGGAGCTTACCTTGACCATAAGTAAGGGGGAGAAACTTTTTATGGATCAGTGCTTGGACCATCTGACTGATCTACCAAAGACAGAGTACAGATTCTTAAAGAAGAGAAGATTTAGATTTGATTTTGCATGGCCAGATAGAATGATTGCCATGGAAGTTGAAGGTGGTGTGTGGATGAAGGGCGGCGGGGGCCACACCACAGGTAAGGGTTACACTCGTGATCTGGAGAAGTATAATCTCGCTACGCTACATGGATGGGAGGTGTATCGTTTTACCACACAAGATGTGACTAAGGAGATAGCAATTGCGTTCATGAAAAATATAATAATAAATAAAATAATAATGGAAGAATCATATGAGGATATCAGCAGAGGACTTATGTTCACTGACGACCTACACTCATCTAAACATGAGGCCAAGGATAAGTAGTGAGGTAATTTGTTATGTGCTTGCGGGAGTATCCCAAGAGGCATCAGATTTTTTGAGGTTTAAATACGCAGGTGACAGGTCTAAAATAAAGAACATAGCATGTAGACTTGCCACTAAAGTCTTAAGGCGTGAGGCAAAATCAAGGAGAAAGAAATCCATGTTGCTTGCTTACCCAAATTTCTTATTGGATTTGGCATACGTAGCCATAGAAGAGGCCAATGGTGATGGGTTGTGTGGTACTTGCAATGGGAAGGGATGGATAGATACAGGGGTGAAGAGGATAGATTGCTTTAAGTGTGAGAGCAGTGGTAGGCGTAGGTTAGGAGACATAGCGATAGCAAACAAGTTAGATGTAGACGTATGGTTTTACAGGCAGTATGGGAAGAGTGTTCTAGAGAAGCAGATGCTTGGCACTCTGGCATCTTACGAGGGGGATTTGTACAACGCTTTTAGGGAGAGGCTATGATAGTAATACCACACGATAAGAAGATGTTAAAGAAGGCTACTGCTTGGTCTAAAAAACTTGGCGGTTTAAAAAACTCTATCACCAAGGGGGCTGGCAACACAGCGGGAAGGCTAGGTGAACTGGCAGTGGCAAATTATTTGGGGGTAGATATTGAGGACAAGAAAGACTATGACCTTGTGTACAATGGGGAGAGGCTGGAGGTTAAAACCAAGAGGAGAACAGTAGCACCCCGTTGGGAGTATGATGTGTCAGTAGCTACCACTAGCACCCATCAGCACCCTGATAGGTACGTGTTTGTAAGCTTGGAGTTTGAAAGTAAGGAGAAGTGGGAGTATTTTGGGCTAAAGAATGTGTGGTTGTGTGGGGATAAGGATGCAGTAGAATACATGGAGAAGGCATTCCTTCACAAGATGGGGAGTACCGATTGGACGAATGGATTTAAAACTATCGTTGACATGTGGAACATGAGGATACATGACCTTGATCAGACGATTAGGGCTTGACACGTGTGGTATAATAGGGGGGAGGAGAGAAAAAAAGGGGAGCCGAAGCCCCCCTTCTTAATCCTTAGTAGTGGTTACGTTTACCCCGGTAGATAGTGTCACCGGACAAGTAGTAATGGAAGTACCTTAGAAGAGCATCGTAGACTACCTTGGGACACATCTCAAGTTCTTCTACGTCTATGCCTAGTTGATCAGCTACTGCATAATCAAGGTCAGCATCATAGTCCTGTTCAGGGTCTATTTTATAGGTCATTTCTTGACCTCCTTCCATTCAGATGTGGGGTAATGCATCCAGCTACCGTCAGGTCTTATACCTAAGTATCCAGATTGAGGATCATACTCTTTGACTATGATTTCTATTACCCTATTACCTGTCTTGTATTTAAGTTTCACTATCTGATCTCTTTTTATCATATATAACCTCTGAGATTTGGGATGTTGTTTCTTTTTTCGCATCGGTTCGATGCTTCTTACGTGAGGTTAAGTGAGGACCACCCTTCTTCATCAAAGGATAGTTAACACGTGGCCTCTGTCTCTTGAAGTTCATGGTTGCATTGTATCTCCTTGGTCTAGTGTAGACCGCTTGTTACTACGTTAACATTACGATCCCAACATGCGTAGCAGTTAGCTTGCTCACATGATGTGACCCCCTTACCGTCTTCAACAGGACACACATAGCCTTGTGCGCTCTGTCTATCGGTATGTACCAAGTGATGGGTGATCTGATTACAGTCATCGAACCCCTTCACTATACCACCATCTAACATGTAACCAGACATCTGGATTACTAAGTTATCTGGAATTATACCACCATCGTCAAGGAACTTACGCACTGTGCGCTTCTCCTTGGTGACAAGCCAGTGCTGTATGTCTGGAGTACCATTGCATACCTCTATGATATTCCGCAGATGTTGCACACTGTCAAGGTCACCACTGTCGAACCACCTAAAGCGTTCCTTAACCTTGATATGAATCAGCATTGTCATAGCCTTAACCCACATAGGATGATACAGTTTTGAGTATCTCTTTTCTTGGGCCTTCTTGACGTTGCTGTAATTGTAGTTGCCCTTCATGGCATAGCACTTACTACATACTGAGTCTTCAACTTCTCGCAACTTGCTACCTACCTTGCAGTGGATAGCAGGTATTGAGAACGATGACTCAGGCATCTTGGTAGTCTGGGATAGACCACCCGTTATAACATTAAGAGCATCAACTACCTGTTGTTTTGTTTGCATAGTATCTCCTTGTTATTGAGTAACATTTGTTAACCCGTGATCTCTTGAGCGCAATCTTCTATCTCTTCCCCTGTGTTTTTGATATCATCACACAGTTGAGAGATTCTCTCTACCTGTTGGATCATAC